ATGACTCGCAATCCCACACAACTTGCTCTGACAGCCCTGTTTGCCTGGGCCGCTCTCGTAGAGGCGGCTCACGCACGCCGTGGCATAGAGAAAGCCGAGATACTGGAAACGGCGGGGCCGTTGGTGGCCGCCGTCTGCCTACTGTACATGGCGTCTGAAGCCTATGAGGGACAATATGGCATCTGAACCAGTGACCTCACGCGCTCTCCAGACCCGCGACGAGGCAGGCCTTACCCTCGCCCAAAAACGCCTGCTTGCCCACCTGGTAGAGGAGATAGATTGGCGCAAAGCCTGCGAGAAAGCTGGCGTCTCCGTCTCGCAGTTTCGCTACATGCTCCGGTCCGACAAGGCATTCCAGGCGGCGTACAAGGACCTGTACAAAGGCGTCCTGATAGAGGCGCGGTCTCATCTCACGTCCCTGATGCCCAAGGTAGGCCAGGTCTTTGAAGAGGGACTTGCCGCTAACGAGGCAAGAACCGTGGACGTAACCTGTCCTGAGTGTGGGCATAACTTCCAGATTACTTTCCAGGGGCCAGCTTGGAATGTCCGGCTCAGGGTGAGCGAAGACTTGCTCAAGGCCCAAGGCGACCTAGCCCAAAAGGTCATAGTTGAGGGTGAAGTCAAACACCGTAACCTCACCCTCGAAGACCTCTTAGCCCAGGCTATTCTGCGTCGGGGTGGCGAATTGCCCCCTCAAGTCGAGGAGCGGCTCCGGCAGCAAGGTCTTGAGGTGACTGAGGGCGAGTACACCGTCCAATCAGAAGGGTTCCCCGACACACCAGCCGAATAACCTTGGGCTCCTCTGGGTCCGGCATCGGGACTATCAGCCCACCACAGACGCAGCGCATTAGCTCTGACTCTCACTCGCCAACGCTTCCATGCAAGCGGTCGGATACAGCCGTGCAAGCCGTTGCAAGATGATGATGGCCGTCGCCTCGCGCAGGTACAGGTCGAAGTGGGTCATGTTCAGCCCACCATCGCTCCGCCGGTCAGCAGGCAGCCAGGCTATGACGTGAACCATCGGACAGCCGGACCCATTGTCAAAGGGCTTCACCTCCACTCTGTCTGTATCTTCCCACTGACACAGGCTTACCGAGATACCTCTGTTGTTGACCATTTCTCCTCCCAATTGTTAACCCTGAATATGCCGTTGGCCCCTACTTAATAGGAGTGAGGCCGGTGCCACTCGCTGACTGTATCCTGGGCAACCATGTACCCATAGAAGTAGCAAGGGCAATCCTCGCTCACGCAGTAGCGGGCCGTTATCCGGTGCAACCAGCCTAGTAGTTTCCTCACTTGTCCTCCCTTTCGGCCTGGAATTGGTCGATGCCCTCCAATGCCCGTGCTAGGAGCGCGTCCGTGTTTGCCCTAGCATGGGGGCCAGCGTGCTGGTAGGCAGCCGCCGCTCCGTGCAAGAAGGCAGCCGCCCGCACCAGGTGACGCGCAGGCCCCCGCTCTTGCGGTGGGGGTTTGGTCGGTAGAGAAGGTACGCGCACGCTCATTCCTCGTTCTCCTGTTCGAATATCGGCCTGGTGTGGTGCTCCCCTGTGGGGTTCGCCATCGGCGGCCACTGAGTATTGACCTTTCCCCGCCACCTTCGGCCTAGGATGCAACGCTCCTCGTGATAGCCGCAGGCCAGACACTCGCCCCTCACTATGAGGCCGCCGCAGCGTGGGCATTTACTCGCCATTTGTTCGCCTCCGAATCTTGACTATCGCCTCGCGGTGACGCCAGCACTTGCGGCAGAGCCACAGGCCCATGTACTTTTGGCAAAGCCGCTTCCCACCGGCGCAGGCGCGATACTTAGCGCCTTGACAGTACTCCAACGATTCGGCGTTCATTGCAGCGCCGACTTCACCGGCCCTTTCCACAGGACCTTGCCGCCGACATCGGGTAGGCCGTTGGGCTCAGCGATAATGCGAACCCAATCTTCCCCTGCCTGGTGCCACATGTCAACGCGAATCTGGCCGTCCCAGGATTGGGCAATGACCCTGACACCGCTTTCCTCGCTGCCTAGCCTGCTGGCCGAACTCCTGTTTCCCTCAACGTAGCCTCTGAAGTGCGCCATGTTTATCGCTCCTCTTCCGCCCGTCTGAAGTTGCAGGCTTCTATCTCAGCCGGTGTCGCAAGCCGGATGGCCGTGCCGAATGGGTCTAGCTCTAGGGTCTCTCGGTCCATCTCCTGCCTGTCGGCAAAGGCCGCCGCATGTCTCGCCGAGGCCGCCTCAACATAGACGGTCTCCACCCACCGATACGTTACCACATACTTCGGCATTGCACTTTCCCCTTTCCGGCGGCCCTACCGACCGCCTAGACTGTCCCAAAAGGCGCGAGTGCGCCATGCATCCCTAATCGTTTCCCACGTGCGAAAGAACGCGCCCTGGGTCATAGCACGCTGCGGCCCAACCTGCGGGTGCTTCTCCCGCAGCAGCGCCAGGCACTTGGCCGTGAATTGGTCGCTACCATGCGGGGCAAGCCGGTCCAGCTTGTCCCGTTGCCGGTCGAAGTGGCGCTGACTGACTGGCCGCCACGAGGCGCTGTTGACAGCGGTGCCTACGACCTGTCCATGCCAGAGATAGAGGCATTCGCCGCACACGCCGACCGGTTCGGCGTCTGGGTACTGTCGTTCTATTCTGGACTCAACGTGATACCATCCGTGCCCAGGCGTGCCGCCTCTATCCACGGCTGAGAGGCCCTTTTTCCCGCCACCGTGGTTGGCGCGGATGGCATACATCGTAGCGACCGCCGCGCCGAGCGTCTCGGCGGTGGCCTCGTCGTGTCCCTCTAGCATGGCGCACGCCTTGGCAAGGTGCGCCATGAGAGGCATTCGGTTCACCGCAAACCCATTCATGACTAACCCCCTTTCAGACTTCCGCTTCCGTGGCCGATTGACCCTACCGCTATCTCCTCTCTCTACTATCGGCCACGGACGCCGATTCCTGAAGGACTGGACCGTGAAACCGGCGCTACTCTACCTGGTCGATAAAGGCGTCCAGATGCAAGCCCCCAACTACCACCCAGGCTGGAACCAGCTTGCCAAGCCGCCGGTGCCTAGCGTTCGCAGGCAAACGCAATATGCGCTCCGGTTCACCCGCGTTGCAGGCAGCGATGGCCCGCTTTGCGACTGGCACCATGCTTTCAGGTATCGGCGGGAAGTGATTGTGGGTCAGGTGCCAGCGCAACGCCTGGTCTAGGCTAATCTGGCCCCCGTCCACACACTCCGCCATACCCCGCGCTGTTGCGTATCCCATCATGCCCCCTTTCTGGCGTAGAGGGAAACGTATCCCTCACCGCCGCCAATGCCCAGTCTCTCATAGTCCACGGCCACCTGGTAGCCTGCGTCGATGAGCCTCAGAGCCTCGTCGCAGAGCGCCTTGGTGCTAGCCTCATCGTGAGCATACCAGTCTTCGAAGCCGTCCACCAGGCTGAAGCCGTGCTTCTCTAGGTCGCCACGGTTGAAGAACATCCCAGGTATCTCGCCCACCTCGAATTCTTCTCTCGGTAAGCCCTGGTCGTAGATGCTCTCTTCGTAGCAGCGCAGGCAGACCTCCTCGCACTCGTTCACTACGCGCACGTAGCTATGCCAGCCATTCCTTGGACACTGGCGAATGACAAGCCGGTAGCACCACTCGCACAGGAAGTACCGAAAGTCGGCCCAACTGGTGTCGGTAAGCCGGTCGGCACAAGGTAAGCCGGTTCGCCAGTGGCACACGTGTATGATGGTAGGCTCTTCCTGCCAAGGGTCATCGTACACCTCCAGGGCTACCATCCGGCGACCTACACGCCCCCTAGCGCCACACTCGAAGCATTCTACCTGGGCCTCTTCGACAAGCTCCCGTAGCTCGTCCACCGGACGGTCAAACACGTTGCGGCGGACAAGGACGCTCCGACCGTCTAGGGTGCCCTGCCGCGCTAGCGTTACTGTGCGCATGTTCGCCCCCCTACTGCCACTCTTTGTGCACGCGGTCTACGGTGCGCCACAGGTAATCCTGGAAGGACACCAGAGTGCTCCGCGTAACCTCGCCCTCGCCATACTCGTAGCCTAAGCGCTCGGCCTCGAACAGCGCTCCGGCTGCCTGGCGTAGCGCCAGCAGGTATCTAATCCTAGCCTCATCTTTCTTTGTCATGGCTTCTCCCCTATCCCAGGTCTGGTATGTCGGTCTCAATCTCGGTGAGTTGGCGCTGGTTGCACATCAATCAGCACCAATCCGGCACTACGCGCAATGGCCTGGGCCGTGGCTTCGGCGGACAGTGGGCCAAGAGCATCGAACGTATACGTCCGAATCTGTCCGCTGTCGTACCTTGCCTCGAACCTTGCGATGTATCGCTTTGCCTTGGTCATGCTCCGTCTCGCTTTCTGCGGGCTGCGGTCTCCCGCTCTAGCTCCGCCACCGTCTCGGTGAGGCGCTTTAGGTGCCTGGTGAGGCTCTCGCTGAGAGCCACCAAGCGCCCAAGCTCCCTAGCGGTCGGTGGCAGCCTTCTCAGCGTTCGCTTTCGATAGGCCATCATCCCGTCCTTTCTCCAAGGCTTCGGCCTTGGCCCCTACCCTGAGAACAGAGTAGGGGCGAGGGTCGAAACCCTCACCAATCCTCTTCTTCTGGCTCAGGGTCGCTTTCTTCCCAGGCAGCTATGGCTTCCTCTTCCGTGTCGTAGATGGTGGCGTACACAAACCCGCTGTTATCCTCATAGCATATCACATTGCCCACCCGCCAGTTGGCTCCGTCTATGTCATCGTAGAAGCCGTCCAGCATCGTGTGGTAGGCGTGATAGGCTGCGAGAGGTTCACCCTCAAACTTTCCAGGGTTCCTTATCTGGCCGTGCCAGGTGGTGAAGCCCCGCGCTTGGCACTCCAAGCACTCATCGGCCTCATCCGAGAATTGCTTTGTCATCTTGGCTCCCTTCTACCGGCGGTGCCTTCCACACACTGGCACCAACCGGTCACCTGCCTGATAGCGGGCCTTCCGCCCACAGACGTTGCACACTGGCTTTGCCTGCGACCTAGGCGGATACGTGAGCGCCGCCCTAGCCTCTTCGAATGTCTCCCTGGTCAGCCGGTTGGCCTCGGTCGCGTCCAATAGTCGCCCCCTTTCTGGCCCTGTGGCCTTGCTAGCTTCACTGGTATAATCGACCAGATTGCCCTAGTCTTGAGCCCCTTAACCAAATCTTCACTTCCAGATATACCACAACTGGGCCAGCCTGTCAAGCGCCGGGCGGTTGGCAATGTTGCGACTATCCCAGGCCGAATGGTCAGGCGGCCAGGCTGTCTGGAGCCGACTGCTTAGGGCCAGGTGAAGAATCGGCCTATCGGCTTGTCGAATTCGCCTCGCTCGATTCCGCTTTTCGCGCCGCCGCCTCGATTCGCCCGATTTTGGCCTGCCGCGCCTGGGGATGGGATTGGCATTCTTTTTCTTCACGGGCGTCGTTTTCTGAACGGCTTTCGTTTTCGGGGTGTGACTCCCTCGTGTAACTACATAAACTTGACAAAACCCAACCTATATGTTAACCTGAAATTAGGCCACCACCCCTCAGATTATAATATGGCGGCGGCCAGATTCAGGAGGTCAAGATGGAGATTCGGATTTGTTCAGTATGCGAGCGAGCTTATTTCGTCTTAGCAAATAGCTGCGAGACCCATTGTAGCCCCGCCTGCTGCCGGAAGGCAGACTGCCCCCAGGCCAAGCCGAAATACATGCCTGCGCCACGGCGCTGTAAGGTCTGCGGCCTATCCTCAGTCCCAGGCAAGTGGGGCGGGTGGGAGAGATTCGCCCCCTGCGATGAAGGCTGCACGCGGTTCTACTACCACTCGGAGCAGATTTATCGCTGCCTCGTCCACCACCCGAACGGCAAGCCCAGAATCCACCGGGACTACTGCTCCATTAAGTGCTATAACTCGGAGACCAAAGGGGCCGCTGAGACAAGGCGGCAGCAGCGCAGGCGTCATCGGGCCAGCCGGAATGTGTACAAGCGAGGCCAGAGGGAACTTGGCCGCGAGCAGGGCCAGAAGGAATGGTGGACGCCAGCAAGCCCCAGCCTCCGCCGCTAGCCTGGACCTATTTTGCCTTAGCAATTTAGATTCAAAATCGCCCAGGGGCGAATCTACGGCCCTCTATATAATATATATGTAGGGGTGATGGCCTTAAATCGACTTAACAGTTCTAACGTTCTACTCTCCTCGCACGAACGTTCTACTAACTACCAGATAATTACCTATTGACAAACATCTAGCCTTGCGCTTATTATCAGGATAGCACAGGGTGGGCTGGGTCCTCTCCTGTCTCTCCATCACCCCCCTAGCCTCCGCCTGGCCCACCCAAAGCTAGGAGGATACGTCAATGGACACGGGCGACGCTCGCAACGCTTGGTCTCCACAGATGGCTTTCTGGAATACCGTAGGAACCATCGTCGGCAGCGTCGCTGGTCTAGCGGCGCTTGTAATTGCTATCGTAGCTCTCTTGAGGGGGTAACATGTCCGTCAGAGAGGCCGCACGCAAGGCCAGAGTCTCCCAGAAGAAGGCAAAAATCATTCTGGAACACGGAGAAGTGCGCGGACACCCGCTCACACCGGCCCAAAGAGGCTATTTTGGCTGGATTGCGGGCGGTTCTAAGCCTCGAAAGGGCGAAAAATAGTGGTTTTAGGCCGAGATTCGGACATTCCGGCGCAAAATAAGCGCCGTTCAGTCAAAGGAGGAAGCGTGGCAACGCCGAAAACACTCGCAACGGCCAAGAAAAAGGGTCCTTTGAGCGAAATGAGCTTCAAAACCCGCCAGGCGGGTAGGGTTGGGGCTCTTCACAGGGCTCTTAACATCCCAGAGGACCAGAAAATCCCCACTTCGAGGCTGATTGCGGAGCGGGATAGGCTCCACAAGATGGCGTCGGGCTCGAAGAAGCTCTCGCCGGAGAACCTGCGCCGCCTTCAGATGATAAACGCGGCTCTGCGCTATCGCGGAGCGTAGGTCCCTCGATGGAGGGCGCGGACCTAGAGGCGATTCTACTCGACCCAGATAAGGCCGGAGAGTGGATAGAGACCTTTCTATCCGTTCCGACCGAGGAGGGTCGTATTGTGCGCTTCGTGCCAACGCCTCAGCAGAGGATGATGCTCAAGGCCCAGACAGGGCGGGACATCACCGTAAAGGGGCGGCAGACGAGGGCGAGTTCGCTCATCATGGCTCGGAACCTGCGCCGGATGACTACTCAGTACGGCCTGAACTGCGCCATCTTCACTCAGACCAACCAGATGACGCAGCTTTTCCGTGAACGCATCAAGCATCACCTGGAAGACCTGGCTCGGCACGACCTCAAGTACGAAATAACCAGGGACAGCGATGAAGGACTGACCTTGGGGCGCATGTACAACCACTTTTTCTTCGGTTCTGCCGAGCAGCGCACGGGACCTCGCGGAATCCAGACCGCCCACATCGTCCACTGCTCAGAGGTAGCCTTCTGGCCCGAAGATAGAGCCAAGACCATCTTCGGCGCTCTCATTCCGGCCTGTCCGCCCCCGCCGTTTGGCTGGTTCGACATCGAATCCACTCCAAACGGTGCTGGGGGCCTCTTTTACAAGTATGCGACCGACGCCCGCCCCCTGGTGCCCCTAAGCAAGTGGACTGTGCACTTCTACCCCTGGTGGTTGGAGGCAACCTACACCATCGAGTCTTACAGGGCTCTGTATCCTGTGGATGAGATGCTCGCTTCCTTCCGCGCCACCGACCAGGAGGAGGCGTTGATGCGGCTTCACGGCCTCACCCCAGGCCAGATACTCTGGCGGCGAATTCAGACCCTTGACCTGCTCAAAACGGGCAAGTATTTCGCCCAGGAGTACCCAGAGGACATAGCTTCGTGTTTCTTGACTGCTGGGGAAGGCTATTTTGCCGACGAAACCTTCGACCACCTGGGATATTACAAGGCACAGACCCACCCTGCGCCGTTTACTGCAACGGCGCTCAAGTACAGGGACTCGGAAGTCTCTTTCAGGGGCGGGCTGCTCCAGATATGGGAACCTCCGGTGGCTGGGGCCACGTATGCGGCTTTTGTGGACTGCGCCGCTGGTTTTTCTGGTGGAGAGGAGAGTGATGCCGACTATACGGCCATCGCCGTGCTAAACGTGAAGACAAAGCACCATGTAGCGACTCTCCGCGTCAGGACGACCCCAGAAAGAGCCGGTGAGATGGCCTGCGCCATCGGTATGCTCTACAATGCCGCTTACCTGGGTATCGAGCGCAATGGCTACGGCTCCGGCGCTCTGGCGAAGGCTAAGGAGCTTCAATATCCCAACCTATTCTACGACATCATCGCCAATCCGAAGAAACCGGAACTTGGATGGTGGACGTGTGAGACATCTCGTGATATGATGCTTAGGACACTGCGAGAGGCCGTGTTCGAGCACTCGCTCGTAACGCATGACCTCGCTTTGGTCATGGAAATGGGCTCGTTCACCTGGGTGAACATAAAACAGCGCGGAGAGCGGCCATACAGGGCCGAGCACGCTAGCGGTGCCCACGATGACCTGCTCTTCGCCGTTGCGGGAGCCCTGACTATTGCGCCTTACGCCCCTACGCGGATTCACTCATCCGCAGGGGTAATCAGAAAGGGGCAGGGCGCTCATAGGCCCTGGATGAGATAATGGCGATTCCTGACACGGCAAAACTCCCCACAGACCGAGCCGAACGGCTCAAGACTGCCCTGGAGCAGAAGCTCATCTGGGGGCAGCGGTTCTGGAAGCCCCTGCACGACCGGATGGACTACTGGCTGAATATGTACCTCCTCCTGGACCTCGTTCAGCAAACCAAGCCCCTCGGCTTTCGGCGGTTCGTCTCCAACGACCCCAGAACAGGCCCAGACGCCGCCCTGTCCATTATGACCCGCAACGAGAGCTACTGGCGCATCGATATGCCCCCTGGCGTCGTGGACAAGGAGGAGCGCGAGCGTATTGGCCGCATCGAGCTTGCTCTTTCGGGTATCGTGGACGACATCGACGAAATGTTCCTCATGCGCGGCGATATGCCCCTGTGGAAGCAGGCAGCCTGGTTTGCCCTGATGCGCGGCTGGATATGGGGCAAGTTCCACGTCACCGAAGCCGCTCTGGAACTCGGCAGGCCAAGCCCACTGCTGGCTGAGATGTATGATAGTCGCCAGGTGTATCCGAACTTCGATGGTGTCGGCCTGGCCGATGTTCTCATTCTCAAGTACACTACCTTGGCCGAACTCTACAACCAGTACCAGGATGCCATGCCGGAGCTAGACTGGGACACCGTGGACATGAACGCCCCAGCCGCCAAGTTAGAGTTCTGGTCCAATACGCGCCGAGGGGTGCCTGGCATCAACGCCGTTCTCGCCGTCTATACTCCCGCCCAGGTGAATAGCGGGTTGATGCTAACCACGCCGGATGAGGTGGTCAGGACAGGCACAAGGGCGTGGCTAATTCCGCCCTACGAGCACGGGTACACGCCTGAGCAGCTTCCCGTTGTTGGCGTTCCCGTGAACGGCATCCCCATCAAGGCAAAGCCCTTCTCAGGGACTCTTGTCGATACCTCTTTGAAAGATAGGGCGGACCGGCTTGGTGCCAATCCACCCTCCTGGCATGACCCATCTGGTTGGGTCGCTGAGTCGGGCCGCTCTATTCTCGCCGCCGTTGAGGAGAACATTCCCCAGTACAATGAACTCATGGCGACGGCCCTTCAGCACTTCAGCATCGGCACCTATGGACAGTGGGTGTTCAAGACCAGTTCGGGCGAGCTACCTGAGTTCGAAGAGGGCCTAAACGCCCGCATCCCACTGCACATCGGAGAAGAGGTGCAGAGGTTCGAGCCCGCACCTATCAGCCGAGATGCCTGGCAGCTTATGCAGGTGCTTAAAGAAGAGCGGCAAAGGGGGATGCTTTCCAGCATCCTCCAGGCTAGCTCTGCCTTCCAGGGGACGGGTATCCTATTCCAGCAGGTCATCCAGGCGGCCCTCAACGCCCTGGAGCCTTTTATGTCTGGGGTGGTCGCCTTCGGTGGTAGGATGGGGTCATCTCTTCTGGAGCAGATGAAGGCGAAGAAGGACATCGGTGCTATGAGCCTCGTTGCTCGTACCAACCGCTCCTACTTCCGCATCGAGTTCGACCCGAAGACTGAACTTCAGGAGCGGCGCTACAAGCCGCTGCCGGTGTTCAAGCCCTCCCTGCCTGAAGACTTCCTGATGAAGGCCCAGGTAGCCAGGATACTCCTCGACCCGCGCAGGCCAATCGCCAGTCTCACCACGGTCCTCGACCGCGTGCTTCAGTGGGAAGACCCAGAGGGCGAGATTCAGCGTATCTTTGCTGACATCGCCAATCTGGACCCCGTTATCGTTCTGGAGCGTGTGGCACAGGCTCTCGACGAGGAAGGGGAGAAGGAAATTGCTGCCCGCATTAGGCAGCAGGAGTTCCAGGCTGCGTTTGTCAAGGAGACGCAGTTTCGCCAGTTCCAGGCTCAGGCAGAGGCTACGCCTGGCCCTGGTCCAGAGACCGGCGCTACCACAGCGACCGGCGGCCTGGGCGGTAGGCAGGGCCAGGGCCAGCCTGAGCAGGCTGGTGGCGGCATTGGCGTTCTGGGCGAGAGGGAACAGCCATAATGGACAAGGAGTTTGTTCGCCGATACATCAGGGAGGCGCTCCGGCTGGAACGTCCGATGCCTGTGGATAGGAAGGCATCAGTTCTGCCCGAAATTGAGCGCCGGATTACGGGAGTGAGGAAGATTCTTCATGGCCGACGGTAACGAAACCCCCCAACCTTGGGAGCCTGGAGGGGAACTACCTCCTACGGCGACTCCGACCCCTGCACCGGAGGGCCAGCAGCCTGTTATGGCCGCTCCCCCTGCCGAGACCTCTGGCGAAGAGATGACCAGGGGAGAGCTTAGGCAGTTCCTCAAGACCTACCTGGGCATGGACTTGCCGGTTACTATCGAAGACCTGTATGACGTGGCCAGCGCGTTGAAGATTCTGGACACTCAGCTTGCGGGGTCGGAGAAGCTTCCCTTCGTCGGAACCATTATAAGTAAGCTCAGAGGAGCGGTGGTAAACACCCTCGTGAGATATGGACAGGAGTATTTCGGCAACCAGGGGCCACAACTTCAGAGCGCCTATACCATCTTCTCTGAGCTTCTGCGCCCGCCGCAGCCTACTATCGAGAAGAGGCAGACCGCTGAGGAGTTCCTGAGCGACTTCAACCAGGGCTTCCGGCAGACCGTTGAGGAGATGAGGGCGGCTGGGAAGATTTCCGGCAGGGAGGCCGAGTTTGCCTACAATATCCTCCGCCCCCAGTATCTTAACCGATACCTGGCCGAGCTTGGCAAGTTTGCTGAGGCCGGAGCAAGCCCCTTCGCTCTCAAGGAGGTCACCAGGGAGGAGCGCGGCGTTGCCCCTGGTACTACGGCTGGTGAGGCGTTGACAGCGGCCCTGGGAGAGGGCGTCAAGGAGCCCACCAGAATCAGGGAGGAGATTAGCGCGACGGCGGCTCCTGGGGCGACCGGAGCGGCGACAGCCAGCGCCCAGGTGACCAGAAGAGCAACGGAATTGCAAGAACAGGTCGAGAACATCGGTCGGGGCGTACCGAGGGAGTTCATTGCCCTGCCCAGAATTATGCCAATGGATTTCCTGAAGAACCTGACCGCCGAGGAAATCAAGTTGGCCTACGCCGGTTCAGCGGAAGGTGGTGGTCGGGGCACCACTCCCGCTCCGGCTGGATTCGCCTCTAGCGTAAGGAGGGTCTAATGAGTAGCCGTGGTGGTCCTAGCACTCTTGCCTATCTAGCCAAGCAGGCCCAGAACAGGGCGAAGGCGGCCTTGGCGCTGAAGATTACGCCCATTCCGAGCGGAGCGCCGCTCATCCCGAATCAGCCGCCCCAGCCAGCCAAGACTCAGGGTATTTCCGCTGACGAGGAGATGCTAAGGGCTGTGCGCGAGTTCTTGGGAAAGTTCAGTGGATAGCTTCGAAGCCGGTATGGAAAAGTACCGGCAGGTAGAGGCCGAGCTTCAGCCCCCTCCTAAGCCTGGGCCGGTCTATACCTCCAAGGACATCATCCCGCCAGAGCCCGCTCCGAGGGCTCCGACCTACACTCCCCCTTCCCAGCAGGACTTTGAGCGGGCGCAGACGGAGCAGATTTTTAGCTACCTGCCCGACCTGGCTAGGGTGGTAGGGACTAAGCTCCGAACCGGCCAGTATGACCAAAATGACCTGCTCTACCTGGACAATCGCCTGGACTGGCTCTCCAAGTCCACCGGTCTGGACCGGAGGCACATCGGGCAGCTTTGGGCCATAGGGCTCAGTGAGGCCCAGTCTCCAGGCCGCTACACCAGCGGGCGTCCCACGATGGGTCCTGCCAGAGACCCCTTCGACATGGCGATGGAGGAACTGGCGGACAGCCTGGACTTCGAGTGGGAACCTCCTAAGCCTACTCTCGTACAGAAGGTTATAGGACAGGTTGGTGGAGGAGTAAGATGGTGGTGGGATAGGACGCTATGGAAAGCCATCCTGGATAATCCCCACGCGCAGGCCATCCTGAACAATCCCTCAGTTCGGGATGCTCTCAAAGCGTCGGCCATCGGCGTGGGCCTTCCTCTGGTGGCCAGTGGGGGGTTCTGGGCTTCGATGGCTGGCCTCGCTCTCTTGCAGGCGGGCGGAGCGCCGGAGGCGGCCACCCAGATGGCTCTTGCTCCTCAGCTACTTCCTGGCCTCGGCAGGGTCGGATTGAAGGAAGCAGCCGAGACCCTTCTGGGCCGCCAGTCGCTCAAGGCTGTGGCCGAGGCCGAAACAGAGCGGGCTGCGAACATAACCAAATGGGTTCAGGAGGCTGCGGAACTCGCGTCCAAGGAAGCACCCACGGCTGCTGAGCAGGCGCGCATCAACTATCTAGGCGAACGGGTACTCTCTGAGCTTGACCTGGCTCCGACGACGGAGGACCTTGGACGGCCCGTTGTGATGGGGGGCAAGGCGGGCACCCTGGTGGGCCTCCAACAGAATGTGCCCATTGTTCGGCTCCTAGGTGAGCAGGGAAAGGCTCTTCCCCCAGAGGCGCTGGGCGCTACCAAACCGGTGCTCGAATGGGCCGATGCCAATGCCGTGCCGACCAACATCAAGACGGGCACATGGGCCGCCCTGAGTGCTGACCAGCCAGGCATGACCCCCAAGCAAGTTTCCGAGGCAACGAAGCGGCTGGTTGCTGACCTAGAGGCTGCCGGATACAAACCCGTCCTGGGCACCGGCAAGTTTGAGGGCGTCGAGGCCCCCTCTGTCCTGGTGCCTGGTATGGATGGGCGGGCGGCGGCCACTTTCGGAAAGCGGTATGGGCAGAACTATGTCTTTACCAATGAGGGCCTGGTCAATGTCCAGACTGGCGTAACTACCCTGGCCGACCTGGAAAAGACAGAGTTTGGCTCACGGCTGGCTGACAACTACACAGAAATCCCCATAGGCGGTAAGAAGATACGCTTCTCCGTGCCCCTCACCAACGAGGAAAAGTTGCCGGAGACTGTCCGTGTCCTTGGCCGCCGAGGAAGCAGGGTCGGGGCTGGGGGAACCTTCCAGGTTGTAGGCCTGTCTGACGAGGACACTTACATCCTCCGTCCCCTCGGTGGGGCGGAAGGCAGCGAGTTCAAGATGGCAAAGTCAGCCACCGAGCCCTTCTGGACTCCCAGCGGGATGGCCCCAGAGGAGGTCGGCCTGTCCAGGGTGGAACGAGAGGCGGCGGCGGCTGCTGCCGGACGCCCCACGACAGTCTCCCTGGCTACCGTCGCTACGGATGAGGGGCGCACTATCACCCTCGCTGCCAACCGGATTGTCCGAGCGGGACCTGGCTTTGGCACCACGATGGCGTCCGAGGCTGCCGGTCTCAGAGCGGGCCAGGCCGTGGAAAATGCTCGACCCCTGGTGGTTACGCCTGGAGGCCTGCTGGGAGAACCGGTTGGGAAGGTTAGTCTCCACGGCACTAACTCTTCGGCTGGGCAGCTTATCATGGAGGGCGGGCTACGCTCAGGGAAGACCGGATTCGTCTTCACAACTGAGGACCAGACTACGGCGGCCACCCATGCCAAGGCAACGGTCAGAGAGCTTGGCGGCACTCCGACCGTCGTTTACACAGAGACTCCTGCCAGCCCCAATCTGATTTCTGCCGACGAAGCCTTTGCCATCCAGAAGGAGCTTGGTCTTCCTCGGACGGACGTGTGGCAGCCTCGGTTGGCTGAGGAACTTCGGAACCGTGGGATAGATGGGATTGACCTCAACGGACTGGGATTCCACAAGGCAGGCGACGTTGCCTGGGCCAATCCCTCCCTGGTACGCCCCGTCCTGGGTGCGCCAACGACCGGCTCCTACGAGGACCTCATCGAGGTTGCCAAAGGGGTCATGCGTGGAGATGCCCACGTCTTTGTCCTGAACCCCATTGCCGGAGGCGCAGGGGCAGGCCCATATAGTCCTACCCTGACGGCCCTTCTACGGCAGGTCAGCAACAACGCCTTTGACCGTGACCAATTACTGCTGTCCGTCTCAAACGCCGCCAAGACGGTGACAATGCCGGAGGGCGTGGCTGGTAAGCTCTACAACGCGGCTCGCCGTCCATTCAATCCCTCTATCGGAAAGTACACCAGGCCAGCCTTTATTGCTGCCTATGCCCATAGAGAGATTGAGCAGACTCAGTTCGCTATCAAGATGCTTTTCCTCCAGAAGGCCATTCAGGAGGGACTCGGCCAGCGGTACTACAACCTGCTCCTCAAGGACCCCACAGGAAAGATTTTCCTCGACTTGTACAAGGGAACCATGCCTACCAACCCAGCCCGTGCGGACGCCGTTGGGAGGTTTGTCCACATGGTAGAACATGTGGATGACTACAAAGTTCCGGCGACCTGGCGGGAACTGTTCGAGGTTTGGCAGACCGGCCTGGATGCCGACTTCACCCTGATGACCGATATGGGCTACCCTGGGAATCTGCTGGAGGCTGCCTACATTCCCCACATGGACTATGAGCCTAGCCCTTCTTTCCTGGATAACTTCTTCCGCGACAGGCCGATAGGCGGCGTCGGCGGGGGCGGGGGCCGCCTGGGACTCACCCGCGAACGCAAGTATCGGGGCATCGAGGACTGGGCCGAGTTTCTGGCAGAGCATGGGAGGCAACCCGAATATGACCCCTTCAAGCTGTACGCTCGCCGCCTGCTGGCGACGGCCAACCTGCGTACTAACCAGGTTTACCTCCAGGGTGTCATTGGAGCCTATGGGAAGCCGATTCCGAAGGGCAAGACTCCTCTGCTCGGCTGGCAGGAAATCATGCCTGGCGCTACGCCCCCGCTGGGGACCGCCCTCAAAGGCATCCGCGTGGGGCGCTGGCAGGTGCCGGATGAAGTAGCAGCAGAGGCCAGGAACCTCATGAATCCTGGTACTGAGGGCAGCGTTGCCCGTGCAGCGGAGGAGGTGCTGGATGTCTTTCGGGGCACCCTTCTGTCGGCTGACCTTTCTCCCTGGACTATCCAGGGGTACGCCCTCGCTGCGGCTGACCCCGTGCGCTTCCTGAGCACCTTTGCTCAGAAGGCCCAGCTTTCTCTTACCGAGGAAGGATTCATTACGGAGCTTGTCAACAACATCGACGCCTACACTCAGTTCGCTCGCGCTGGCGGAACGCTTTACATCTCCGCAGCGGACATTGTAAAAGGCTTCGGGACTAAGCGCCTGGTAGAGCGCATCCCAGGTATCTCCTGGTTGAACCAGATAGGCTACGGTCGCTGGCTGCCCATGATGAAGGTTCAGATGTGGCAGAGCATGACCCAGATGCTCATCGACCTCCAGCAGGAAAAGGGATTGTTCCAATGGTTCATCAAGGAGCTTCCTGGGCCGGTCCAGACAGCCCTCAAGAAGCTGGGGGGCGTCGAGGGCAAGACGGTGGAGGAACTGGCGCAAGCGTCGGCTGATATAGTAAACAATGTCGGGGGTGGCATTAACTGGGCCAACAGCATGACCCGACCGACGCTGGCGGGAAAGGCCATCATCCTCACCGAGGGCTGGGTGCGGGCTAACATGGGCCGCATCATCAACGCTACCAAGGTTGGCGACCCCAGGGGGGTACTGGCTCGGCGATGGCTATTTCAGGCTCTCGCGCAGACAGCCCTCATCTCCGAGGCCCTGTCCATTGCCCTCAGTGGCAAGCACGCTACTCTCGACCCCCGCGACGTGGACTTCCTGGACATTCAGGTTCCTGGAGGCTCCGTGCCCATCCTGCCGGGCAAAACCTATATTCGCACCGTTGCTCGCCTCATCGGGGGCAAGCCCTGGGACAACAGCGTGGAGGGCCGCGTCCAGGAAGCACTCCGGTTCGGTGAGGGCCGCTTCGGTCAGTTTCTACGAATGGGCCTGGACATAGAGGCGGGGCAGGACTTCATGGGCCGGAAGATTGACAATCGAGCCCTCTACCTACTCCGCTCCGTCCTGCCATTAGCAGGCCAGGCGGCTGTGGATATGTTCTACGACCCGACCCAGCGTGGCCCAATCCCCACAACGGCGCAGTTCCTTGGCCTAAACTTCATCCCCACCCATCCGGTTGAGGCGCGGGATACCTTCATCAAGTCCCTCGGATTGGTGGACCCGCTCTCAGGCGAGCCGGTCGAGTCATACTTCGATATGTCCGAGGCCCAACGCAAGCAGTTTGATGAGGAGCATGGTGAGTATACCCAGGCGGTCAGGGAATGGCAGAGCCTCCACCAACGTCCCTCGGACGAACTCAACAAGGCGCGTGCCAAGACTACTGCGAAGATTGCGGCGCTGGGAAAGGCTTACCTGGGGCAGACGCTCACGCCGGAAGAGGTCGGGCTACTGGGCGGGGGCGAAGACTACCGGCGCATTGCCAACGACCGGACACTCTACGTCAAGATGCTCACCGGAATGGAGACGGAGTACTACCTGTCCACAAAAGGTCTTCTGACTCCCGCAGAGGATGAGGAGCAAAGCACCGTCAACAAGGTTGTGCGTGGCTACTACGAGAAAGTCGTGGAGCCCTCTATCCAGGGCGGCGTTATCGACTCGGACATCTTCTACGACCTGGAGGGTCGCTATCGGGCGGCAGTACGGGAGGCGTTCGGGGATGAGGGCATAGCTGTCCTGGACCAGGAACTCGCCCTGCACACTACGGATGACCCTGTGGCTGCTGCTTACCATGCTGATGCCCGCGAGTGGGGAGACTACTATCGCTACCGGCGGTCGTTGTGGACACAGGCCAATGCTGAGAGGTTCGGCATCGACTGGGCGGCTGCTGGGCAGTATGGCAGTTTCAATTCCTACAAGGTTGCGGCCATCATCGCCACGAGAGATGAGCTAAAGGGGAAGCCCTTGAATCCGGCCATCGGGATGTACCGTTCATCTCCCCGTGGGGATACCATCTATGAGCAGTTCGGAATCCGACCAGGCCAGCCTCTCACTGACGAGCAAGCGGGGGAGGTGGCGCAGGAGCTTGTGCGGCTGAACACCAGGAAGTACCAGGATGCCCTAACCTACAACACAGAAAATTGGCTCATAGAGCATCCAAACATCCTGTGTGACCTGACTTACTGGAACCAGATAGACCCGACCGAGAGGGTTAGGCCCTATCTAAGTCTTTGCCATAGGTAAATGGGGCCTTGACGAAAGGCTTGGCCCATAGTAAACTTCTCTTGAAAGGAGAACCCATGTCACTCGAATCTTCGCCAGTCGGTTCGGTCCAGGTTGTTGAGCCCGGTTCTGCGGACGACCCCTTTACAGTGAAGCAGGACCAGCCCACGACCAGGCCGGACAATGTGCAGAGCCAGCCAGTGACGGAGGAGACCCCCGAATCATCCGACTTGGAGTGGACTGAGGAGGATGATGCAAAACTTCTTGCCGAGCTAGAGGAGCAGGTTCAGGCTCGTGTGGCCGCTGCTCATTCCGGTCTCGACAAGAGGGTAGCTCAGTTTGAGAAGCAGGTGATGAGCCTCAGCGAAGAACTAGCTGCTGCTCAGAAGGCGGTGAAAGACGCCGAACGCCGGGCGGCGGCAGCGAATCTAAGCGAGGACCAGCTTGCGGTGCTCAAGGCCCAGTGGGAGGCCGAGGACCTAGAGGGTAGCCTGAAGATGAAGGAGAAGGCACTCGATGACTATCTCCGCAACGTCACGGCCTACGACCTGGTTACTCGGTACGAAAAGTACGGTCTCACAGCCGAGCAGCTTGAAGAGGCTGAGTCGGTGGACGAAATGCACCTCATAGCTGAGCGAGTCAGGGCCGACTTCCTGGAGTCTGGCGGTAAGCCTGCCCCAAAGGGGCCTGCCGGAGCGAAAGCTCCCACGGACCTCGGCGGGCGAGCCCCTGGAGCGGAGCCCTTCAAGCTGGGCACCGAGCAGGGAGTGAAGAGCCTGGCTGATAACGTCCGCAACCTGTTCAAGCAGCCCGGCAACATTCTCTAAAGGAGTACGAAATTGGCTGGCAGCACTTCTACACTGCGGGTAGCTGGTTATCCGTCCGGCTATCCGGCAGAAATTGACGCCAACGTCAAGATTCGGTGGGTGGACAACCTGCTCATCAACATGAGTGAACGGTCCACCGACCTGCTCAAGTACTTGGGCGGACCCTCTCAGTTCACCTTCAATAACCCGAAGGTCGAGTGGGTCGAGGACGACGTTTGGAGTCGGCGGCCCACCCACGGCGCTCTTGCCGATGGTGAGGCCACCTCCCTTACTGTGACCGGACAGGCCCACCGCTACCCTATCGGCACGCTTCTCCTGCACGTCGCTAGCGGCGAGATTGCTCGTGTGACGGCTATTGCCGACGCGAACACCCTCACCCTTCAGCGGGACGTGCCGAACGCTGTGACCGAGGGTGCGTGGGCGACCAGCGACGAGGTTATCGTCGCCGGTCACGCTATGGCCGAGGATGCCGACTGGACCTTCCGCCCGTCTGCCATCTTCCAGCTTCCCTACAACTACGCTCAGGTTCACTCGCTGGGCATTCAGGTCACATTCCGCCGCCAGAGCGTCGCCCTCTATGGGCTGCGCGGCACGGACCTTGACATGGCGAGCGCCAATGCGGTGGCTGAGCAGTTCGTAGCGATGGAGCAGGAACTTGTCTCAGGGTACAGGTTCGCCGGTGCCTCCGCCGCCCGCCCTGCCCTGATGGGTGGCTTGCGCTTCTACATCAGGCTCGGCGGTTCGTCCGAGTCGGGCTCGGCCGTGACCACGAACTACAATTCGGCGGCCATCACCCGCAAGGACATCGATGACGACCTCCAGGAGTTGTTCTACGCCGTCGGCCCTGAGAAGATGGCACGGACTCTGCTGGTTCCGGCCTGGGCCAAGAGGAAGATTTCTAGCCTCTGGTCCTCGGCTGAGCGGCTCGGCCCCGGCACCAACGCTGCGGGCGTGGTCATCGACCGCTTCAACACGGACTTCGGCGTAGTTGATGTGCTCCTGCACACGGCTCTGGCGAAGAACGAGATGTACCTGCTCAACAGGGACATGATAAAGATGGGCAGCTTCGAGGGCCTTGGTCGGCCTCACCTGCTCCAGCTTGCCGCGCCGAGCGCGACTGGGCCTCGCGTCCAGAGGGCGTTCTATGCGGACGTGTCCTGCATGGTCAAGGGTGTCCAGGGTATGGGCTGCGGCTACGGCTTCAGCACCACGAGCTAATCAAGGTGACTGAAGAAAGGAGCCGAGCGCATGTCTAGGGACTACATCACGGGAGCGGAGGTTATCCCCCCCTGCCCGGCGAGCGGAGTGGAGAGCGAGCCCAGCAAGACAGAAGTTGCAGGTGCGAAGATTAGTCTGAAGGGTACGATTCTGGACGAGATGACCCAGACGGCCCTGACTAACACGGCAACCGTCACGGCTGCCCAGCTTCTCACTAAGGTGTTGGACGGCACGCCGACGGCGGCTGCGACCTACACCCTGCCCACGGCTGCACTTCTGGTAGCGGCCATTCCGAACGCCCGCGTAGGAGATAGCTTCTTCTTCGTGGTCAACAACAAGTCCGCTGGGAACAACACCATCACGGTGGCGGCTGGCGACGGCGGCGCGGCGGATGGGACGGTGACTGTGGCCCAGAACGTCATTCGTGCGTTCCTGGTCATCATCACCAACGTGACCTCCGGCAGCGAAGCGTACTTCGTGTACGGCATCGAATAGAGTTAGTACGCCAGTGGGGGCCGGGCGTTGACAATACGGCCCCCCAGACAATAGGAGGGTGAAGTGAAACTGAGAGTGGCTGAGAGGCTGATGCTCCTCAACCTGCTTCCCCAGGAAGGAGACATCACGACTCTTCGGGTAGTCCGAGACGCGCAGTCGGTGATTGGCCTATCCGAGGAGGAACTAAAGGCCCTCGAACTGAAGCAGGAAGAGGGTCGGGTCATCTGGAAGGCGGAGGTTGACGTAGAGAAGGAGATTCCCATCGGCCCTAGGGCCACCAGTATCATCGTTGAGAAGCTGGTTGCGCTCAACGCAGACAAGAAGCTGACCCTTCAGCAGGCGAGCCTCTACGAGAAGTTCGTAGAGCCGCCCACGTCGAAGGCCAAGAAGGAGTAGGAAATGCCTAAAGTGTCAGAGATAGTCAATCCAGCCGATGCTGAGGTGCCGAACGCCGACGCCGAGGTGGAGCAGGCCAAGTCTGTACTGGTCAAGATGGCCGACCTAGAGGCCCTGGTCCAGACGGCCCTGAAGAATGCCCCCAAGCCTCCTGCCGAGGAGACTGCTGGCCCTCCGCCAGGTACGCGGGTATTCGTTGCCCCCGCCTACCCGAACATGCGGGTTCTGGTGAAGCAGGGCAAGCTCATTCAGGCTCCAAGCCCTGACGGTCCCCGCGACATTCGGCGCGAGGGCGATGTGTGGGCTAAGTTCGTCGGCGGCATCCTTGTCACCGATGACCCTGACGTTATCGCCTGGTGCGAAGCCCATCACGATGTGTGCCGAGACGCCTACGACCCGAAGACCGAAGTGTGGGTGGCCCTGGTGCAGGCTCAGCGCGAGACGGCCACGAGCGAGGCCAAGCTGCCCCCAGGCTTGGACGTTGAAAAGCTCCTGGAGGGAGATATTGCTGGTCTGGGTGGTCTCACTGACCTGGTGAAGAACGCTCGGTCGGCAGCGGAGGTGCGGTAATGGCCCTGGTAACAGCCTGGAAGAAAGTCACCATTGCGGTTGGCGAATCCCTGTCCGACGCTCTGGATATCACCGGCATGGAGGTTTGCACTCTCCAGCAGGCTGACGATTGTGAAGGCGAAGTCTTTACGTTTCAGGGCTCCCTGGACGGCGAGACCTACGCTGACGTACAGACAGACTCAGCGGAGTTGTCCATAACTAAGTCGGATACCGACGCCCAGTCCTTCCTCTTGCCAGAGGCCAAGCGCCTACGGGGATTTGTCTCCATCAAGGTTCGCTCCGGCACGTCCACCCTTCCTACTGTCCAGACGACAGCCGATGCTGTTATCTGGGTCGGACTGCGTGAACTGGGACCTGCTTGCTAGGAGGTAGGCCATGACCACGGCCACGGCCCTGGCCGCACGAATCTCCTGGCGCATCCACGACGGCAACCAGGAGGAAATCAGCGCGGCCAATATGCTGAGTTTCCTCAACGATGCCATCGAGGACCTGGCCGGAGCGGGCTGGGTACTGCCGCTGGCCGAGGCTACTATCGCCCAGGTAGCCGCCACGTACATCTACACCGTCCCCGCTTCGTTCGTTTACATCAAGGAGCTTCGCAAAGAGGATGCGACTACGGCCAGCCTCTACAACGAGCTTATCCCCTATTGGGCTTGGCAGATTAGCCAGGGAGCATCGGACGCCCAGATTCGCCTTGACTCCCGCTGGTTCACTCCCACGGCAGGCAAGAACATCCTGGTCATAGGGCAGAAGCGCATTGCAGCCCTGGGAGGCTCCGACACGGTGCCCGCTGGCTGCCTGGGCTTCATCCGAGAGCGGGCGACAGCCTATGCAGCGGCCTACGTCGCTGGCGGCGTCAGTGAGTATGCGGCCCAGCGCCGTGAGCTTGCCCAGATTGCCTTCAACATCTCCGAGCAGATGCTTGTGAACATACCGGACGAGTTCAAGATAGCTGCTGGCTCCCGTCCGGTGCCTGGGAGATAGGCCATGACAACCTTCGCTGACCTAAAGAAGCGTGTCGCATTTCTGGCCCAAGACCCGACGATGGAGTTCATCCCCGACAGCCAGTATGGGGAGTTCATCAATGACGCCGTGCGGGACCTCACGATGAGTGGCTGGCTTCTGCCCCTCGACGAGGACACCAGTCTGACGATGGCGCAGAACACCTACGAATACGCCGTCCCTGCGGGCTTCGCCTACATCTACTGCATCTACGAGGAATCGGATACGACGCCCACCACCTACGACATCGTGGCCCCCTTCCACCAGTGGCGGCTGGCTATGAAGGCGACAGCCACTCCCTACATCGTCTTCAACGCAGACCTCTGGTATCCCCGCGCAGGCAAAAAGTTCCTGGTGCGGGGCCAGAAGCGCCCCTCCCTATACTCCGTCGACTCCGATACCATCGAGGCGCTCTTCGAGGGATTTCTACGCGAGCGGGCTGCGGCGTACGCTCTTTACTTTGCAGCCACCCTACCGCAGCCGGGGGCCGCTGACTACATACAAAAGGTGGAGGATGACAGTCCCACCACGCGCCGAGGTCCCGTGCGGCCTGGCTTTGCCACGGAGCGCAGTCGGAACCTGGCGGCCCTGGCGAACATCAAGATGGCGTCGAGCGAGAGAATGCTCACCTTCCACCCCCAGGAGCTTCGGGTAAAGCCGAGTTCCAGGCACGTCCCTGGGAGATAATCATGAGGTGTTCCTGCGGCGGCGAGGTGGACTGGGTACTGACCCAGACATTCGATGAGGGTGACATACTCGCTCTAGAGTGCCTGGAGTGCGGTGCCGACTTCTCAGACCCCGATGAGGAGACCATCATCGAGAACGGCGAAATAAGGACAATGAAGAGATGGCCGACGCCTTTGATGACACCATCACCCTCGGCGGAGTAACCTTCCCATGCCGTGGACCTGTTATGGTCAAACCCATCTCGGAGTTCACGGCTGGGATGAAAGTTGGCCGTGCAACTTACGATGAGCGCCTGCAAGCCTTCTGGCTGGTCCTCGACGATTACTCCGGTGGTATCAACCATCGCCGTCTGGATGTCCGAGAGGCGCTTGGTACTGTCTGGGACAACGACAGCGGCGTGGACCTTCGCCGCCCAGGTCACGTTACCCTCCCGCCCCTCCAATCCAGCGCCTCTTTTACCGCTCCGGCAGCCTATAACTATACCGCCCGCCAGCCCTCAGTACCCATCATCGGCTCCGACGTAGGCTCCCTGCTGACCCACGTAGGTTTTGGCGGCTCTATCTATCGCTCCGCCGATGCCTGCGCGACTCTAACTAAGTCCGCCGATGTAGCGAGCGCGTATATGATTGCCCGCATCCTGGAGTTTGCAGCCAGAGGGACGGCCACTCTCTACGCCTTTCCAGAGGGCACCGGTGGCGCGGCCCACTACGTCAAGTCCACCAACGGAACTTCCTGGGCAGCAGCCGGAGCCGGAGCGACCAAGACCTGGGAGGATGCTGTCATCTGGTCGGCTTACGGGCAGGACATCATCATTGCCACAACGCCCATTGCCAAGATAGGCTACTCGGAGGATGGCGAGAACTGGAACGTGGACAGCACCGACCCCGATGTTGCCAAACCCATCTGGCAGGCCAACTACGGACGTGTTCAATTTGTGGGCACCTACATGGCTCCCTGGGGCAATCCGGCTGTCTACTTCCTGGCCCGTGACGATGCTGGCCTGCAATGTCTCTTCGTCCTCGACTTCTACTCCCGCCAGGCATACAAGGTGGATGTGGGCAACAAAATGCACCTCCACGATGCTCTGGTCTGGAACGGCTCCATCGTTGTCACCGACGGCTGGTCGGTGAAGCAATACAATCCTGGCTCCCAGGAGATAGTACGGGACATCAGCTTCCCCAGGAAAGCGGGGCTCTGCTCAGCCCTGGCCGGTGCGGTCATCGTCAAGCTCATCGGGGGCGACGACTACCTCTACGCCGTGCTCTACAAGCACGACGGAGCCAGCCAGATTATCTGCTACAATGGCGCTGGCTGGACGACCCTCGGCCCAGAGGTAGCCTCGTTCGCGTCCGTTGTCTGTGGCATCGCATCCCTCTGGTATCCGGCGACAGTGGCGACGACGCGGCGCATCGTCATGTGCGGAGGCTCCAGCTTCTCGTCTGCTGGGACGCCGAAGACCGTTACCATGCCCCTGCCGAACGCCGGTGAGGTGCCCGTTGTGGGAACCGACTCCTTCACTGACGGCCCTCTTTCCTACGTCACCGGCTGGATTGACGGCGGCTTTAGGGAGATAGATGGCACCCTCTTCTGGATGAAGATTGATGCCTTCAGCCTGGGGGCCACGGAGACGGTGAAGGTGGAATACCAGCTAGACAACGCTGAGTCTAGTGCCTGGACTCAACTGGTGGACGCCAACAACGCGCCTATGGTGTTCGACTCGCTGACCGACATAGGCTACTTCTCAGCCGCCAATCCCAAGAAGGGCGTCCAGTTCAGAACCGTCCGGTTCCGCATCACCCTGGACAGGGGAGGCACAGCCACAGCCTCGCCTGAGCTTATCGCTCTCATTCTCCTCTTCGACAAGAAGCCCACACTCCGAGAAGCCTGGGCATTCCGCATCGATGTGAACCGGATGCTGGAAACAAAGGCTGGCGCGGCACCCGCCTACACCATCGACGGCGCAGCCCCCACGGTGGAAAACATCTGGGCAAAGCTGCGGTCTCTATGGAACACCAAGCCTCTCCTCGACTTCTCGGTTCCCAATGTCCGAACTGGGATGCTGGTCCGTATCGCTGACATGCCAGGCACGTTCGACGATTTCCGCAACGCCGTAGACGGCAAGGGGTAT